TTTATAAATGCTACAAAAGCAGGTACTATAAAAATGGGTGACCCTAAAGGAGTATTTATACCAACAGTAAATGGAGAAAAATTATTTGAATTATTTGTTGGACTTATGAAATTATTAACGGCAGTACCTAAACTTGGTACTCCGGCTACAGCAGCCCAAGCAGGAAAAGATATTCTTGTAGAGTTACCTAAAGTAACTCAACAGGTAACAAATAAAGAATTTTTAAATACATCAGTAATGGTATCAGACCCTAATTTTAAAGTACCCGCTGTACCAAAGTTTCCAGATTTACCAGATTTAGAACTTGAAAAATTAAAATTAGAGCAGGGTGTGAAAGTACCAAATATACCTACTGCTGATAACATAAAGAGTAAAATAAATAATACATAGGAGTTATTATGACTAAAAAAGACCTTGTAAAAATAATACGAGAAGTAGTCAAACGAGAGGTTCAAAAAGAAGTACACAAGATATTTATAAAAGAAGAAACTTCAAATAAATTATCTGATATTGTACCAGATGTTTCTATAGAAACTTCTGAACCAATTAAAGAAACACACTACACAAAGAATGAAGCATTAAATAAAGTTTTAAACGAAACTGTTGCTTTATCAAAATCACAAAAAGAAGAATATCCAAATGTTGGTGGTGGATTATTTGATTCAAAACGTGTGTCGGAGTTAATGGGATATGGAAAACCAGATGAAGTAAAACGAGATATGGTTGCAGCTGATACGTTCCAAAAAGCTGGAGTTCAAGCAGAAAACGTACCTGAAGCTATAACTAATGCGTTAACACGTGATTATAGTGACTTAATGAAAGCTCTTGATAAGAAAGGTAAATAATGGCAGGTGCATTAGAAAATGATTTAAACCCTAACACCTTTATTGGATTGTCTTTTCCGTTACGAAAAGATAACAATAGTGATTTTGCAATGACTAAAAATTCTTTAGAGCAAGCACAACACAATTTAAAAAACTTGTTATTAACCCAAGTTGGTGAAAGGGTTGCACAACCTGAGTTTGGTAGTAGATTGAGGGAACTTTGCTTTGAACCTCAAGATGATGACTTACCAACAAGAATAGAAGAAGAGGTTAGACGGTCAGTTGATTTATGGTTACCTTATATTAATATTCAAGATGTACGAACACTTACAGATGATGTGGATGAAAGTAAAATATTTGTACAATTGAAATATAATACTTCATTAGATCCTGAAAGTCAAGAACAAATAATAGTGGATGCTTCTAATACAAGCACTGCTTATTAATCGGAGTTTTTAAATGCCACGTACAAGTACAAAAAAGAATGTAGTAAAACAAGTTAATTATCTCAATAAAGATTTTAGTGATTTTAGAAATAATTTAATAGAATTTGCTAAAGTTTATTTTCCAAATACATATAACGACTTTAATGAGTCTTCACCAGGTATGATGTTCATTGAGATGGCAGCTTATGTTGGTGATGTTCTTTCTTATTATATTGATTCATCTTTTAGGGAATCTCTATTGGCTTATGCAGAAGAGAAAAGAAATATTTATAGTATAGCACAATCGTTTGGATACAAACCAAGAGTTACAGCACCAGCAAGTGTTGTACTTGATGTATTCCAAACAATACCAGCTTTTAATAATGAACCTGATTATAGATATGCATTAAATGTTAAGGCTGGAGCAACAGTAAATGCACCATCAACTGGTACAACATTCAGAACATTAGAAGATTGTAATTTTAAATTTTCAAGTTCTTACGAACCAAGAAATGTTACAGTATTCGAAACAGATAGTGGTGTACCTACAAAATTTTTATTAAAGAAAAAAGTAAAAGCTGAAAGTGGTAATGTAGTAACAGAAACATTTTCATTTGGTAGTGCAGAAAAATATTCTGAAATTAAATTATCAAATGATGATGTAATAGAAATTATTTCTGTAACAGATAGTGATAATAACGAATGGTATGAGGTAGACTCTTTGGCTAGAGATACAGTTTTTGAGGATATGGAAAATAATTCTACAAACGATCCTACTTCAGTTATCAATAGAGATACAGCTCCTTATATACTAAAACTTAAAAAAACATCAAGACGATTTACTACGGTTATTGATGAAAATGATAGAACAACAATTAGATTTGGTGCTGGTATATCAGATAATCCTGATGAAGAAATTATTCCTAATCCAGATATGGTTGGTTCAAATTTACCAGGTAGTCCAACTTATCTTACCACTGCATTTGACCCAAGTAATTTTTTAAAAACAAAAGCGTTTGGTTTAGCTCCGTCTAATACCACGTTAAGTATTAAATATGCATTTGGTGGTGGTATAGATGATAATGCAAATACTAATGAAATATCAGAGTTGTCATCTGCTGAATATGAAATCCAAGATGATTTATTATCTACAAGTTTAGTAAATGAAGCCAAAAATTCTGTATCAATGGTTAATCCTAAACCAGCTACAGGTGGTTCTGCTGGAGAGAGTATTAGAGAAGTTCGTGAAAATGCATTAGCATATTTTCAGTCACAACAAAGAGCGGTTACTAAAGAAGATTATATTGTTAGAGCATATTCTCTTCCCGCAAAATTTGGTAATATTGCAAAAGTTCATTTAGTACAAGATGACCAATTAAATAAATCAACAGGTACAGATGAGTTAGAAAGAAAAGTAACTCAGGATGATGTAGATAACGGAAGAACAATTAAATCTTTACAAGTTAGAACACCAAATCCATTAGCAATGGATATGTATACTCTTGGATTTAATTCACGTAAACAACTATCACCTTTGAATCAAACAGTAAAAGAAAATTTAAAAACTTATTTATCACAATATAGATTAGTTACCGATGCTATAAACATCAAAGATGCATATGTCATTAACATATCAATAAACTTTGCAATTTTAACAAAAGTTGGATTCAATAAAAACGAAGTTCTATTGAATTGTATTTCAAGAGTTCAAGACTTTTTTGATATTGATAGATGGCAAATTGGACAACCAATTATTCTATCAGATATATCTTATGAACTATCTTTAGTAGATGGTGTTTCTTCAGTTGTTGCTCCAAAAGGACAACCAATTGGAAATGAAACAACTATTATTATAGAAAATAAACATAAATCATCTGATGGTTATTCAGGTAATTTTTATGATATTCAAAGTGGTTTAATTGATGGCGTATTATATCCAGCTTTAGACCCAAGTATATTTGAAGTTAAGTTTCCTGATGCTGACATAAAAGGTAAAGTAGTCGGCGATAATTTAGGTATAGTGGAGTAAAAAAATGCATTATTTTACATTTGCAGATAAAGACACAACAATTTATCAACACAGTAGTAGTTTAAATAGTGGTCAAGATGAGATATTAGAAGTAAGAAAAGATGTAAGTCAAACAGGTGCGACTGTAAACGTATCTCGTATACTAATTCATTTTCCACTAGAATTTATCTCATCATCTATAGTTAATGGTACAATACCAAAACCATCAAATGGTCATCCAGCATCAAGTTCATTCTATTTAAATTTGTTTGATGCAAAACCAAGTGAATTAATATCATCTCAGAGTTTGTATGCTTATCCAGTAAGTCAAAGTTGGGTTTTAGGTGAGGGTCGTTCTTATGATAATCCTATTACAACTGAGGGAAGTAGTTGGGCTTTTAGAAATGGATTAACCGAAGGTTTACTTTGGGAAGGACAAGTTAGTAAATCGGGTGCAACTTGGTTTAGTGGTAGTTCTTTAGCATCAGGTGCATTTGAAACTTCATATTCATTTGATTCTGCAAATAGTGAAGATGTTAGAATGAATGTAACTGATATTATTACTTATTGGTTAGAGGGAACTGGTTCTAATGAAGGTTTCTTAGTAAAGAGAAGTGGTAGTGTAGGTAATGTTGATTCGAATGCAGATGAAGGTAGTACCAAAAAATTGGGTAATTTTTCATTCTTCTCATCTGATACTCACACAAAATATCCACCTACGTTAGAAACTGTATGGGATGATTCTATAGGAAAACATAGTACAGGTTCTTTACAACCAATAACGGGCTCTGATTTTGAAGATATGGTTTTTTATATGAAAGGTTTAAGACCTGAGTATGCTGAAAAAGCAAAAGCTATGTTTAGAGTTGTTGGAAGAGAGAGATATCCAACCAAAACATATTCAACTACACCATCTAATTTAACAGTAAAATATTTACCAAGTGGTTCATCATACTACTCAGTATGTGACGCTGAAACTGATGAGGTGGTTGTTCCTTTTGGTAGTGGTTCTAAGTTAAGTTGTGATTCCACAGGAAATTATTTTAGATTGTGGCTTGATGGATATCAACCAGAAAGATATTATACATTAAAATTTAAAACAGTAAGCGGTAGTGGTACTGTTGATGAACATTCACAGTACTTTGATGAAGGATTTACATTTAAAGTTACCAAATCAGATTAGGTTAAAATATGCATATACACAAGAAGAATTAGATAGTGGTAATGTAGAATTCTATACTAACTTCAGAGGTAAACTTAGAGGTGAGTATTTAGAAAGAGTTCAGAATTTTGCAGAACAAAACTTTAGAGACGAAAATAATGTTTTATATTCGTTTGAAGATATCTTAACGGGTGATGGTATTGAGGGTGTAGAAATAGACCCACCATCATCGTTATATAAAGGAATATTAACTAAAGAACAACAATTAAAACAATCTTCAATTTCTAAAACCGAAGTGGATTTATATACTCAAGATGTTCTTCTTGATAAGATAGTCGACAGAGGATTTACTGAATTAAAGGATATTATATTTGCTGAAGAATTACCATCGGGGATAGAAAATGGAGATTTATTATCATCATCAGATCCTGATGATACTAAAAAATATTTAATAGAGAATAACCAACGTAGATTATTTCCAGACCTTAGCAGTATATTTGCATCTGGTTATGATTTTAGTAGGTTTAAAACTGTAGATATAAAAACAATCAAAAAAATACCTGAAGGTGAGATGGTAGATTAATTATGAAAAGTAAATTAGCAGAAAAAGATTTAGAACTATTAAAAAGAAGTTCTGCTGAAATAGCACCTGAGTCAGCTGAATTTGCATATTTATTTCCAAGATTCAATGCAGAATCAGATGGTAATAAAGATGATTATGTGGAAGCTCACATTTTTGATCAAAATGAAAATTTTATAGAAAGTATAATTGTTGATAAACAACTTATTAAAAAAGATTCAGATAATAAAATACATATAAAAACAGGAACACTTCTTAGACGATCTGGTTATGATAGAGGAAAATATATTGTAAAGTATAACTTTCTTAGAAAGATGGCTGGTGATTATAAACCAATACTGATAGATAGTAATGGTATTGTATTTGATGAAGCAATTGATACAAGTGCTAGTGGTAACATTTTAATTGAATCAGATGGTAGAATTTTTACAAGGGGAGAAAACCCTAAAGAATTATTTTTAAAAGATAATAAATACTTTATACACGAAATATCACCATCAAGAAAAGAAGTTAGATTAGTATCTCAAAATGTAAACAATGATAAATACCTTAGAGATTTTTTCAATCTACAAAAAGAGACAAAAAGAATAGGTTCTACTGGTAATGAAAACAGTTATCTAAAGTTTTTTGATTCAACAAATGCAGCAGAATTAGGTGGCGAAGATAGTAGAAATATAAAGTTTATAAGTCCTAATGCAGAACCATTTTCTCAAGCTCTAAAAGGTGGTGTTTTAGAAATACCTAATGCATATATACAATATTTTGAAACTAAAAGTCAGTTAGATGGTGGAACTTTAGGCGGAGGTCCAGATTCAGAAATATATGATGAACCTGAAGATGTGTTTATTCCAAGCTTTTTCTTGAATACGGATACACAAAAGACAGAGACAGGTACACTTCAAAAGTATCCAAATAAACAGTTTACCAAATTTCAAAAACATAAAAAGAGATTAGCATCAACAGAAGTAGATATAACATTTGGGAGATCAGGAAGACAGAATTTAAATGGATCTTATGCTTTATTTTTTGACAACAAATATCTTACGGAAGGGAGTACAAAAGTATCTATGCCATCAATAGATGACTTAATAAAATTTAGTGGAAATCCAAACGATAAGGATGACAGGGAATTTCTTGAGATACTATTTAATGCATTTATTATTAGAGTAAATAAAAATAAGAAGATTACACTATCAAGTAATTCAGTTTTAAGAAACGTTGGTAGAACATATAGATGGACTATTGGGGGATATAGAAGGGAAAGAATACACGATACAAAATGGGGTCAGAATGTAAATTACAGATGGAAGTATCATAATCTTAC